TGCCATATCAATACCTCATCATTAAGTGTTATAGTAAATTACTACGTTTCTCCTCATTGATAAGAGATGCCATGAAATTATTAGAAGGATCAGCTGCCTGATTACCAGCAGACGTTTGAACACCCATCGGAGTTGGAACTGATTGACCTCTTTTCAATTGTTGAAATGTCTGACTTGGCTGTGATTGTTGGGGCGAATTCTGAACTGGCATTGGACCTGAGTCCACTATCCCGTTCTTATGTTTCCAATAACCTACTAAATCATCCATGTTAATTGAATTAGGATCATTCATTTCATTGACAAACCTATTAAGATTATGGTCTCCTCCAAGATCATACCTGGATTTAACATATCTTGTGGCGTTGTCAAGCTCTGATCGTTGTCTCGCATCTTGCTGTCTCATTTGCTCATACTTCCTAAGTTCTGAGATCTCCTTATCGTGAGTCTCCTGCATAGTAGCTACCTGGTAGGATGTGTGGAGCTGATTATATGTCTGCATATCATCTCTCCATTGCTCTACCTGTGAATCATACTTCGCACTATCACTTGTTGCATCCTGATACGCATCCTCTCTACTGTATCCAGCTGGTGGTTGGGGCTTTTGAGGTGGAGGAGGAAATTCCTCTTCCTTCTTAGCCTCTTGCACTGGCTGACCAGCTTGAGGAGGTGGAGCACTTCCGTTAAGTACTTGTGGATTTTGGGTAACATACTCTATCACAGGAGTTTGCTGCTTCAGAATCTCATCTCTTTCAGCTAATTGATTCTGGAGCTTGGCAGCCTCTGACTGCCAGTATTGATACCTAACCTGATCATTACCTTGGGGTGCGACCTCAGAAGGTACAGGTACTTGACCTGGTTCCTGCTCGGTAACCCCTATTATCTCTTCGAAGGTAGCCCCTTGAGGTTCAGCTATTTCTTTGTCTATCGCAGCTTCAAAGCTTGGGACATCCTGAGTAACTTCCTGTTGGGGGGCTTCTTGTTGTGGTTCAACCTGTTGGCTATTAGCTTCCATTTTTTATTTCCTTTTAGCAGCTCCATTAGATGCGGATGGAGGTTTGCTGGCTTCTTTTGCTGCATCCCGTACTTCTTTTTCAACCAATGATAGTTGATCGCCCAATCTCTTGTCGAACAGTGTTCCCGCAGCTTTCGCTTTGTTTTCTACTGAATCGAGTTGAGTCTTGAACTTCTCAACCTCTACTTTTTGCTTCAAGTGTACATTCTCACGTGTGAGCGTCTGCATATCGCCACTTAATTTCTTAAGTTGCTCAGTCGCTGACTTGAGTTGTTGCTGTAATTGAGCAATAACATCGGTTCTTTGAAGTACTCCTTCCATGTCGAAGACCTCTGTCTTCTTCAAAACTTCCTGTTTATCAATGAGCCCAGCTTTGTATGCTTCCATGTAGAATTCGAGTTCCGCATATCTATTAGACGGAAGTGTCGAACCTGAAACATATACAACATCATAGGCTCCAACAGTAATATCATTAAAAACTTGTATCTCTTTTGTTTTATCGTCATATAAACGCTTATTTATAGCGTATTCACTCATAGAGTTATTTGGATTAACAACTCTAAATACCTTATCCATTTGATATAATTCTTGCATCATTGGGATTGCAACCTTAGCAAGGATCTGTAACCCAGCTTCAATATCAGCAAGTTTAGACTTAATCTTTCTCTGTCCGAACTCATCCAGGCTAATAGTTGCTTTGTAAGTTTGTGGGGCAGCTTGGGAATTTCCCATCATCATTTCGTAGAGTCCAAGTTGGTGGTCGATGTCGCTTTTGGCTGTTTGCTCGTTTTGGTAGAGTTCATTGGGTAGAGGTACTGGACTGGCTACGACAGGCTGCCCCATATCAAAATCTACCTCAATACCTACACCAGGCTGTGCCCATTTCTGCTCGAATTCAGCCATATCGACTGAACCAGCTGGGATCATAACCTTCATGTTGGTTGAAGTAGTTGCATGTGCTATAATAAGTGAACGAGTTTTGTTAATATAGTCCTGTAGTCCTTTTACCATACGCACATCTGACATTGGATATGGAGTACGAGTATGTAAATTACATATTGGGACTATCGGGAACGTTGATGATGGAAGTACTCTTCCAAACACATAAGTCTCGCCAATTACAACACACATCTTAACTTTAGTTATTGTTACGGGGATTGCTTCTATTAAACCAAGCTTTATGAGTCCAGCCTTAACTGCCATTTTTACAGTAGGTATCTCCGATACCTGGCCTGCACTCTCAAGGGCTTGATTATAAGCATCTTGTACTTGTTTGTCAATCTGCTCTCTTAAATTACTAAGTTCAAGCTCTGCCCTGTCTGGGACTATTTCACCCAGTTCCAACAACTCATTGAGTTCTTTCTCTTTTTCAATATACTGCACCTCAAGCTCTGACGCTTGTTTCTCGATACCACCGTCTATTTGATCTGCTGTTTGTTTAAGTACCTGGTCTCTTTGCTGTGCAACTTGTCCTTTCTTTGCTTCTATCTGTTCGCCCTCAAATACCTGAGTCTGTGCCCCTTCTCCAAGTACACCAACTTCCGTTTCAAGGTATTGTTGATACTCCTCTTGGTTAAGTCTTAATTCTTTACCTGAATACTTTTCATGGACCCGATATGCTATTTCACGAATTTTATAGTATCTTTCATAACCTCTGACATAAGTATCTGATTCGAATGTATTCTCATCTCCAGGGAACTTTATTGCTGTATTATCAGTATTGCCTGTTACAATCTGATCAGTAGTATATTCCCCACCAGAAGCTGAATCAATAGCATTTGCATATAATGGATATAACTTTTTAGCCTGTGCTTTAGTAAAAATACGTGATACAATAATATTTTCTGCATCTTCAAAGAATCTGTCTCTTGAGTTAGGATCAACGTATACATCGAAAGGATCTACTGAACGAAACTTTACTTCCCCTTTACCGCCATCAGCCTGTCCATCTTGATAAACTAATAGATATCCAAGTCCTGCTACATAGTAATCATCAACCGCTTTACGTACTTCAGTCCTTCCGTCGGAGATATCATACATATAAGTGAGTAGAGCATTTAATACATTCGCTACTCTTGTATCTGAATCTTCCCTTGGGGAAACCTTAAACGAAGGTCTGTTAGAAGTAAGGAGTGCTTTTGCTGTTTCTACAGCTGGATGGATTCTATTAACAACAATCGGAGCCTGCCCTCTTGATTTTAGGCTCTTTTCCTGTTCTATCGTCCATTGACGGCCTAATCGATACTCCTGGTCTTCCCTGGCTTGAACCTCCCAATCATACCTCTTGTTCTTATAAAGATCAAAGAGGCGACGGGTTTCTTCTTCTATTGAACCAGATTCGCCTTTTCCTGCATCAAGGTCGTCAGGATTAAGATTTTCTTCTTGTGCTCCCTCTAAAGGAGCGTCATAAACTGCCAAAACAAACCTCTATTTAATGTATATACACTCATTCTCTTAAAGTTAAAACTTATAATGTCATCCAATCAAGAACTTTCTGATATTTAGACACTTTTTCATCTGGGTCTAAACTTTTAATCCTACAAGGCCTTGCTCCTTCGAGAGAAGTCCATAACGCATCCATCACATCATCGTGCTTTCCTTTGGGGTAAGAAAGAAATTCTGCCTGTGCTTCTGTGTCTTGGGGCCTAAAAAAGAACTCACCCTTAGCAAACATAGGTACTAATGACAGCAATCTCTCTGATTTCCTTGTTCTTGGCTTTACTCCCTTCTCTAATCCTGGGATATATATGTTCTCTTCCAGCATTCTTTTCTTTACTGCTGCACGTAATGCTTCCTGGTATGCAACAGTTTCTATCTTCATCTTCTTATGTTTGTATTTTTTCCATATATCTATGATTACATCAGGCTGCTCAGCTGGAGATATCCTCTTTCTAAACAAATCAACAATATATTTGTTCCCTTCATGGTCGATTCCTATGGTAATAGCAACAAAAAAGTCAGCTTTAGCCGATAAAGAAGAAGCAGGATCTACGCCTCCATACGTCTCAATAGGTATTATTTTCTCTTCATCACCAACATTTCTAACTAAACAGGGCTGTCCCTCTATTCTTTTGAAGTCATAATGGTGCATTTTGATCCATTTGGGCTGAAAGGGGGCTTCATCGGGTGACTGAGCTATGTTCATATATTCCTGATAAAACCCATTTATATTCCCAACAGAAGAGTATTCTGCCTTTATAGCATTTATCCTTGATTGTGGGAACCTTTCTTCCCAAATACTTTCGCCATCATCGTCAATTATACTATACCACAGCACTTTCCAGGCCGTAGACTCCTTAGCCCAGTATAGGAAACAGTCCTCAGATATAACTGTTCCTATCATAATTATCCTACCATCATCAGCTAATGAAGGAATAACAGCTTCTGTCATCCATTTTCTGTTCTTTGCCCTTGCTTCATCAGTAAAAGCATTCAATTCTGACTCAAAATCATCAACAATGATCAAAGTTGGACGAGTATCGCCCTCAATAAACCCACGAACCCTCTGACCAGTACCAACTGCTACTACTCTTGTCCCATTTGAAGTAATAATATCGGAATTTGTCCACTTTTGAGCAGTTTGAGAGCTCATATCACCAAAAAGAGCCTTAAATCGCTCCGAGAACGACAGATGATACTTTATCCTTGACAAGAAATTGATAGATTGTGCCTGAGATTCGGAGATTATGACAATAAACTCCTCTTGGTCCTCTCTTTTAAAGGCTATACGGTGTAAAGGAAGCAATAAAGAGATGACAGTGGACTTAGCTGTACCCCTGGGAGCAGCTATAAGTACGCGTTTTAACTTCTGGTCACGTATTGATCTGTATATTTGATGGTGAAAAGGGGGTGTAGACTTGCGTAAAGCAGTAGGAAAGCAGTATCTACCAAATAAAGCTATAGATTTCTGTAATTTAGCAAGAGCTTTCTTCCTTTCGTACAATGCCTCATAATCTTCAGCCATCTTCATCACCTGGATCGTCAGGACCCAAGGTTTTTACCTCTACTGTCTCTCTTTGCCCTATAAGATGCTGCTCTTCTTCAGCTATTTCATCTAAAAGACGCTTTGTTTGGGTTGCTTGGAGAGTGTCTGTGGTCCTTATTACTGTTTTATCCTTCATTCCAAGCATATCCTGTATATTTTCTATAACACGTATGAAGTTAGTAAGATCCTTTTTCTCCTTTGCCATACCTTGTGCTTCTGTCAAGAGGTCTATTACGTCAGATTCCCCGTAACCCTTCTCCTTTAGTAGTCCTTTTAGCTCATCTCTTACCATACTTTTAAACTCCTGTGTCTTCATCCATCGTTTATACGTCCTTCTTTCCGATGGGGTTGTTGAATCAAATACAAGATCTATTGCAATATCATACTGAAAAGTAGTAGAATAGGCTACAGCAAGGTTTTTCCACTTAGTGGAGCCCTTTCTAACCTCTAATTGCGGTTTTCCAGATAATGTGTGATGCGATTTTCTACCCTCTGCATTAAACTTTTTACCAGGATACTTAGGATTATGAAAGGCATAACCAAAAGGTAGACGAATGTATGTATTACTAAGACCGTTATTCGCTTCATAAGTTTTCTTTTGAAGGACGAGGGCGACATATTTGTCATCGCTGAGAGCGTATTCGCCAATATCAGCGTCCTTCCAATACTTGTACTCGATACCCTCTTCTTTTGCTTCTCTCTCTGTAAATATATTGTATGACCTTGTACCCTTATCTCTGTGTTTAATCGTTACCTGGTACATCTAAGAGCTCAAAATGAGGGAAATCATCAAATTTGTTGTCGTGTACATACCAATCTCTATCCCAATCTCCTCCCCAACGTAAGTATATATCAAGCTTTGTCGCTATCCCTAATACGAACCCAGCAAATAGTGTAAACCTTTCCCTATCATTCCAATCAATAGGATAAGGAACAC